CACAAGATGTTATGGGATTTGCTACCTTAAAAATAGACGGTCTGGATTTAGCTTCATGTCAAGCAGCGAGACAGTTAATCAAGCTACAATCTCTTCAGATGCTAGATTCGGAATCTTATCGAAGACTGGTAGCGATGCAAAGAAAATGTTTACCGACAAGGTTGTACCAATATCAACACACTACCCATTCTTTTTTAAACCAATACAAGATGGAATGGATAGGCCGAAAACAGAACTTGCGTATAGAGTTCCAGCCTCCAAGCTTACAAGGAAATCCATCAGTGCAACCGGGGCCAACCAGAGGGAAAGCCTCGAAGGGCTCGATACAACAATAGATTGGAAAAACACAGGGGACAACTCTTATGATGGTGAAAAGTTAAAATTACTTGTTCACGATGAATCTGGTAAATGGGAAAGACCAGATAATATATTAAACAACTGGCGTGTTACAAAAACAACGTTGAGATTAGGAAGTAGAATTATAGGAAAGTGTATGATGGGATCAACATCAAATGCACTAGATAAAGGAGGTGATAACTTTAAAAAATTATACAATGGCTCAGACGTTACAAAAAGAAACCGAAATGGACAAACTAGCTCAGGACTATATAGTTTGTTCATACCTATGGAATGGAACTACGAAGGATTCATTGATTCTTATGGATTACCTGTATTCGATACGCCCGAATCTTCGGTTGAAGGACCATATGGAGATGAGATCGATATAGGAATTATAGAACATTGGCAAAATGAGGCTGATGGCCTTAAAAATGACCAGGATGGGTTAAATGAATTTTATAGACAATTCCCGCGTACAGAAGAGCATGCATTCAGGGACGAAACAAAAAATAGTATATTTAATTTACAAAAAATATACGAGCAAATAGATTATAATAGCGATATTAATAAAAACAAATTTATATCTAAAGGAAATTTTGTATGGGAAAATGGTGTAAAAGATACAAAAGTATTATTTATGCCAAATAACAGTGGAAGATTTAATGTAACATGGGTTCCACCTGTTTATATGCAAAATAAAATAGCTTTAAAAAATGGTTTAAAATATCCAGCTAATGAGCATATAGGCGCTTTTGGGTGCGACTCTTATGACATATCGGGTACAACCGATGGTAAAGGATCGAAGGGCTCTTTGCATGGATTAACAAAATTTAGTTTAGACGAAGCCCCTACAAACAGCTTTTTTTTAGAATATATTGCAAGACCACAAACAGCTGAAATGTTTTTTGAAGACGTGTTAATGGCTTTGGTGTTTTATGGAATGCCACTTCTTGCGGAAAATAATAAACCAAGGCTTTTATATTATTTAAAAAGAAGAGGATACAGAGGCTATTCTATAAATAGACCAGATAAGCTTTATAATAAATTATCTGTAACGGAAAAAGAAATAGGAGGAATACCTAATTCATCAGAGGATATTAGACAAGCGCATGCGGCTGCTATTGAATCATATATTGATAAATATGTAGGACTAAAAAATGACAACTCATACGGTGATTTATACTTTAATAAAACATTAAATGATTGGGCAGGGTTTGATATAAACAAAAGAACAAAATTTGATGCAGCTATTAGTTCAGGGTTAGCAATAATGGCTTGTAATAAAAATATGTATGCACCAGCTGCAATGAGAACAACTAAAAAATTAGAATTTGGTTTTAAAAAATATAGTAATAAAGGGATATTATCCAAAATATTAAAATAAATGGCAAATACACACCCAACAGGATTATTTCCGAGTCAAGCAGTGTCAGACTCAGAAAAAACAAGTTTAGAATACGGAGCTAAGGTTGGAATAGCTATTGAATCAGAATGGTTTAAAAAAGATTCAGGTACATCAAGGTATCAATCTAATAGAGAGAATTTTCATAGGCTAAGGTTATATGCAAGAGGAGAACAGTCAATACAAAAATATAAAGACGAATTATCTATAAACGGTGATTTATCGTATTTAAATTTAGATTGGAAACCAGTTCCTATTATACCAAAATTTGTAGATATAGTTGTAAATGGTATTGCAGAAAGAATGTATGATATAAAAGCGTATTCTCAAGATCCTTCTTCTGTTAAGAAAAGAACAGACTATATGGATAATATTCTTAGAGATATGCAGGCTAAAGAGTATATAGAAGAAATAAAAGGAACTTTAGGCATTGATACTTTTAAAACAGACGCCACAAAACTTCCAATGGACGAAACTGAATTAGGAGTCCATATGCAAATGGAATATAAACAAGGTATTGAAATTGCGCAAGAAGAAGCAATAAACAATGTTCTTGACAAAAATAAATATGAATTAATAAAGAAAAGACTTGATTACGATATAGCTGTTATTGGGATGGCTTGTGTAAAAAATGGATTTAATAAGTCAGAAGGTATAAAAATTAATTATGTAGACCCTTCAGATATTGTTTATTCTTTTACGGAATCTCCATATTTTGATGATTTATATTATGTAGGTGAAATTAAAAAAATAAGTATTGTTGAACTTAAAAAACAATACCCAAATATAACTGATGATGAAATTGCTACAATAGAAAAAAACGGTTATGGTTCAGGCCATTTATTATATAATAAATCATATGGAGCAATAGATGGTGACGACGAAGGTTTTGTATATGTATTAAATTTTGAATATAAAACATATAAAAACCAAACTTATAAAATTAAAAATACTACTTCTGGTGGTAAAAAAGCAATTAAAAAGAATGATAATTTTAATCCCCCAGCTGATCAAAGAGCTAGATTTGAAAAAGTAAATAGGGCAATTGAAGTTTTATATACAGGGGCTAAAATAATAGGTAGCCAAAATTTATTAAAATGGGAGCTAGCGGAAAATATGACAAGACCTAAATCAGATACAACAAAAGTTGAAATGTCATATAATATTGTAGCACCTAGGGTGTATAAAGGCAGGTTAGAATCTCTTGTGAGTAGAATGACAACGTTTGCTGATATGATACAATTAACGCATCTTAAACTGCAACAAGTATTAGCTAGAATGGTTCCAGACGGTGTATTTTTAGACGCTGACGGAATTGCAGAAGTAGATTTAGGTAATGGAACAAATTACAACCCACAAGAGGCATTAAACATGTATTTTCAAACAGGTTCTGTTATTGGAAGGTCAATGACGCAAGATGGCGAATTTAACAACGGTAGAGTGCCAATACAAGAACTACAAACAAATAGTGGGGGAGCAAAAATTAATTCACTAATTACTGCTTATAATTATTACCTACAAAACATGCGAGATGTAACAGGGTTAAATGAAGCGAGGGATGGTTCGACACCTGATAAGAATGCACTAGTAGGTCTTCAAAAAATAGCAGCGGCTAATTCAAATACTGCAACAAGGCATGTATTGCAAAGCGGGCTGTACCTTACACTTAAAACAGCAGAAGCTATTTCTCTTAGAATATCAGATGTATTAGAGTATGGTAACACTAATAATTCTTTTATAAATTCACTAGGTAGGTTTAATGTGGCTAATTTAAAAGAAGTACAAGAATTGCATTTACATGATTTTGGTATATTTTTAGAGCTAACTCCTGATGAAGAAGAAAAGCAATTGCTTGAAAATAATATACAAGCATCATTACAAAAAGATCAAATAAATCTAGAAGACGCAATTGATATTAGAAATGTAAAAAACTTAAAGCTTGCTAATGAATTGTTAAAAGTAAGAAGAAGAAAAAAAATAGAACAAGATCAAGCTATAGCCGCAAGAAATATAGAATTGCAATCTGAGTCTAACGCAAAATCAGCAGAAGCGGCGGCTGCTACCGATATTCAAAAGAATACTATTTTAACTGAAAACAAAGTTAAAATGAATCAAGCGCAAGTTCAGTTCGATATACAAAAATTAGAAAGAGAGGCTGCAATTAAAAAAGAGCTTATGTTGCATGAATTTCAGCTAAACGTAAAGCTTAAAGAAATGGATTTACGAGTAATTAATGATAAAGAGAAGTACAAGGAAGATAGGAAGGATGATAGAACAAAAATACAAGCTTCTCAACAATCAGAATTAATTGATCAAAGAAAAAATAATAAGCCACCTAAAAATTTTGAATCAGCAGGATTTGATAATTTAGGAGGATTTAGTTTAGAACAATTTGAACCAAGGTAAAAAACTTTAACCTTAAATAAAGTTAATTAATTATATTATATTATGTCAGAAGAAACAAAAGCAAAGGTTGTAGAGGAAGAAAATCCATCTATAGCTGAAAAAGAAACAAAAGTACTTAAAAAAATAGGTGCTGATACCGGCGATGAAGCCGTTACTAAAGTAGATTTAAGACAACCTTTAAAAGAAGAAACAGATGCCGTTCAAGAACAAAGCGCAGATGAAAGCGTGTTACGCGGAAGCGGCACGGATGAAAAAACAGGGGAAGAAACCGAAGTGGAATTGCAAGAAGTACAGCAAGAAGAAAATGAATTAGCTTTAGAAGAGGTAATTGAAGAAGAAACTAAGGAGGAACCTAAAAAAGAACCACAGGAAGAACTAAAAGAAAAAGAGGTTGTTCCACAGGCTGAAGTGCAAAACGAAATAAATATACCAGATAACATACATGATTTGGTGCAGTTTATGAATGAAACAGGAGGGACTGTAGAAGATTTTGTAAATTTAAATAAAGATTACGCTTCATATGACACAGACGCAATTATTAAAGAATATTATAATAAAACAAAACCTCATTTAGATACAGAGGAAGTTAATTTTTTAATAGAGGATAGATTTTCATATGATGAAGAAATAGATGACCCTAAAGAAATAAAAAGAAAACAAGTTGCTTATAAAGAGCAAGTGGCTGAAGCAAAAGAATATCTTGAAGGTCAAAAAAATAAATACTATAAAGAAGTAAAAATAAATGGCAATTTAAGCAGAGAGCAACAAAAAGCCGTTGACTTTTTTAATAGGTACAATACTGAGCAACAAGAAATTGCTCGACAACAAACACAAGCGACAGATCAATTTAAGGCGAAAACTAATCAAGTTTTTAATCAAGAATTCAAAGGTTTTGATTTCAAAATTAATGATAAAAAATTTAGGTATAACCTTAAAGATGTTGAAAACGTTAAAAATACTCAAATGGATATTATGAATATTGTAGGTAGTTACCTCGATGATAATAATAAACTAAGTGATGGGTATGGTTATCATAAAGCATTATTTGCCGCTAAAAACGCTGATAATATTGCAAATCATTTTTATCAACTTGGTAAAACAGAGGCTATAAAGGAAATTTCGACTGAATCTAAAAATATAAATATGGATCCAAGACAAGTAAACTCAGGCACTGTTGAATCAGGGGGCGTAAAAGTAAGAGCAATATCCGGCGACGATAGTTCAAAACTACGTATAAAACTTAAAAAATAATAATAATTAAAAATATAAATTAATATGGCAGCAATAACTCCATCGGCTGGAGGCTCGTTGAATTCAACGCCAGCTCCAGTTAAGCAGACTCTTTCATCAAACTACCTATCATTTACAGGTGGTTCTAATGACTGGTCTCAGCAGTATTTACCAGATTTATATGAGCAAGAAGTAGAAGTATTTGGAAACAGATCAGTTGCTTCTTTCTTAAGAATGGTAGGTGCTGAAATGCCTATGACTTCAGATCAAGTTGTTTGGTCAGAGCAAGGCAGATTACATTTACATTACAAAGGCGCATCAGTAACAGACGCTGGTGTAATTACAATTGCAAGCGCAGGAACTCACGCAGTAAGAGTTGGACAAACTATTGTTCTTAGTGACAATCAAGCTACTCCAACTGTTATTAAAGCGTATGTGTCTGCTATTGCAGGTGACAATACTACATTAACTGTAATTCCTTATTCTGGAGGAGCAACAGTAGGTGCGGTAACAGGATTTGATACAGCAACTGATAGTGGATCTAACACATGTGATTTCTTCGTATTCGGTTCTGAATTCAAAAAAGGAACAGCAGGTATGACTAATTCAGTTCAACCTTCTTTTGCTTCTTTAACTAACAAACCAATTATCATTAAAGATAAATATGAGGTTTCAGGATCTGATGCTTCTCAAATTGGTTGGGTTGAAGTAACAGGAGAGCAAGGCCAAACTGGTTACTTATGGTACTTAAAAGCTGAAGGTGACACAAGACAAAGATTTGAAGACAACCTTGAAATGGCAATGGTTGAAGGTGAATTTGCTAAAGCAACAGGAGGTGTAGATTCTTTATTAGGAACTGCAGCAGCTGATGATACAGCAGGTACTGAAGGTCTTTTTGCGGCGATAACTTCAAGAGGTCACGTTACAACAGGTATTGCGGGTTCTTCAACAGCAGATGATTTAGGCTCATTTGATGAAATACTTAAAAAATTCGATGCACAAGGTGCTATTGAAGAAAATATGTTATTCATTAATAGAGATGTTTCATTAGCAATTGATGACATGCTAGCGGCACAAAATTCTTACGGTACTGGTGGTACATCTTATGGTGTATTTTCAAACAGCGAAGATATGGCGCTTAACTTAGGGTTTTCAGGATTTAGAAGAGGTTCTTATGACTTTTATAAAACTGACTGGAAATACTTAAATGACGGCTCAACAAGAGGTATTATTGAAAACGATATTAGAGGTGTAATTGTACCAGCTGGTACATCTACTGTTTATGACCAAATTCTTGGTAAAAACATTAAAAGACCTTTCTTACACGTTAGATATAGAGCTTCACAGGCTGATGATAGAAAAATGAAATCTTGGACAACTGGATCAGTTGGAGGAAACTTCACTTCGGATTTAGATGCAATGGAGGTTCACTACCTATCAGAAAGATGTTTAATTACACAAGGTGCAAACAACTTTATGTTATTAACTTCTTAAATTTTTCTTAGTAGGGCAGGGCGTTGTAAAAGCGCCCTAGCTTTACTTTTTACTAACTTATATTATATTATATCATGAATAAAAAAACAAAAGCTCTTGAGAGCACTGAAAAAGCAGTTGTAAATACACCTGTTGAAATTAAAAAAGAACCTAAACCTAAAAAAGATAAAGCAGGTTGGGTAGTAAAAGATAGAGTATACGCATTAAAAGACGGACTTGCTCCTCTTACGTATACTATAAAAAGTTCTAATATCTATTATTTTGATGAAGAAAAAGGATATGAAAGAGAACTTAAATACACTGTAAATCAAAGAACTCCTTTTGTGGATGAATTTAAAGGTGATGCTCAATTAGCGCATATTACATTTAAAGATGGAACATTAACTGTCCCAAAAGAAAAACAAACATTACAAAAACTTTTATCATTATATCACCCTCAAAGAAATGCACTATTTTTTGAATTTGATTCAGAAGCAGTTGCTGAGGACGAATTAGATATGATTGAATTAGAGGTGGAAGCTTTAAATACAGCAATAAGCATGGAAATTGATCAAATTGAAGCAATAGTACGTGTAGAGGCTGGTTCTAAAGCATCTAAGATGAGCTCTAGTGAGCTTAAACGTGATTTGATTAAAATGGCTAAGCGAAATCCAGTTTTGTTCTTAGAATTAGCAAATGACGAAAATATAAATATTAGAAATATGGGTATTAGAGCTGTTGAAGCTGGTATTATAAAATTATCTAGCGATCAAAGAACTTTTACTTGGGCATCAACTAATAAAAAATTAGTTACTGTACCATATGAAGAAAATCCATATTCAGCACTTACACAATTCTTTAAAACAGATGAAGGAATAGGAGTGTATGATGCAATTGAAAAAAGATTAAAATAATTAACAATAGCTAAGGCCCTTCGGGGCCAACGGCTATAAAAAATATAATATGGCCATTAATGTAAATACTGTTTATAGAACCGTTTTATCTTTATTAAATAGAGAGCAGCGAGGGTTTTTAACGCCGGATCAATATAATCGATATGCCAGAATGGCTCAACTTGATTTATTAGA